GATGATCATGCCGCCTCCTTGTTCAACCCTTCCCGAAACTTCTCGTAATCCCGGCGCTTAGTTTGCTCTGCCTTGGACTGAAGTTCATACCCTGTCTTAAAGCTGACAAGCTCCAGCCGACCCTTCTCGACCTTCAACTTCTCGCGGTCGATGTCGGCCAGCTTGATGATCTTCTGCGCCTCGGCCCGGGTCTTCATGGTATCGGCTTCGAGCTTGTCAAGCTCCAGCATGATCCGCCGCTGCTCGATCTTCGCCATCTCGGCCTGGGCCTGTTTCTGCGCCTCAAGCTGCTGGATGGTCTGCTGTTTGATCTCCTCCGCGCTCATATCCTCTTCTGCTGGGTTAGAGCCTAAAAGTGGCTTCATCTTTGCCAGCAACTGCTCCTTGTTGGGGATGTTGCTCATCTCAAACGCGAGCTGCATAAGTTGTGGGATCACTTCCGGGGGCGACTTTTTCACCCATTCGATGATGAGTTCGAGATTGCGTTCTCTTACGGTATCGGTCTGGGGCGCATCCGACACGATCAGGTCATAGCGGCCCTGGGTGATGTTGTATTTAATGCCGCCGCCCTGCTCATCCGGATGGTTGATGGCCACAAACTTCTCGGCACCCGTCAAGCGGTCCGTGACGCGCAGGATCTTCTCCCCGGTCCACGTGCCCTGGATGAGGGACACGATCTGCTCCCCGAGGAGCTTCGTCGACCTCCGGAGGTTGGCAAACAAAGGCGCCGTGATGGTCGCGCCCTGCACCTGCCGCTTCTCAATCGCGCGTCCGCTCTCTGCATTGCTCTGGTATCCGAGCTGTTCCGCGTTCGCGCCGCTTATCTGTTGGATCTCGTTCTCGCTTTGTTGGAGGATGGATATCTGTGAGGCCGCCAGGTTTTGGTGCTCCTCGATCCTGATGCGGTCTATCTTGCCCGGCTGAACGACCACGAACCCATCCGGCTTGTTGGCCTCTTCGTAAATGGACTGTAAGCTCTCCTTGTCCGGAGCCACGTCTTTCTCGACAGTCGTCCGGCGCTTGGACAGCAACGCCATGGCCATGGATCGCCGCTTATTGATCTCGATGTCCTGGTCCCGTATCTGTCTTGGGATCCCGTAGGGGTGTTTGTATCGGTCGGTGTAGCCGACGAATGGGACAAACGGGAACTGATCGTGGGGGAAAGGACTGGGCAGTTCTTGGAGCATCATCTCTCCAAGGAAGGTCGCCACTCTCACGCGCCGGATGGTTGCGGACACAACCTCCTGGGACTCCTGGATGATCTGATACTGCTGCATGGGAGGCATGTCGTTAGTCAGCTCAATGACGCGCCCATCCGCAAAACTTGCGAACCAGCCTTTATCGAATATCGTGTACCACATTTCGACCGGTCGGACCCTGCACCGTTGGGCGTCTGTCCAATCGGAACCGGCGAGCGTGCGCGTCTCGTTCTCGACCTGAGACGCCTCGTCGTCAAAGATGCTGTTCCACTCGCTCTTTATCCCGCCGGAGAGGTCGGCGAAATAGTCTTTCAGCTCCCGGTCCTTGCTTGGGAACATCGCTTGCAGGGCCTGGAGGTCCATCCATGGCTGGTGAAAAACATATCGACAGTCAAGCGGGCTGAACCACGGGGACGCGAACGGGTCCCAGTAAATTTGTTTCCAGTCTCGATACGCCACCCTGATTCTCTCTCGCCGTGGGTCAGGATGAAATCCAGGGGAAAGACAGCCGAATCCCGGGATAATGGCGTCCCTGAACGCCTCGGCGATCAAAAATGGCCCGTCGCTCTGGTCCATGACGAACTGGATGCCCTCGCTCATGACCTGCGATATCTCGCTATCGTCCTGGGTGCGGCCCTTGGCCTGCACGTCGAATTTGTTGATGGCCTGGGTGCCGAGGATGAGGTTGATGACCGGGAAAGTACGGTTGATGGTAAGCATCTCGATGCCGGCGTCAGACGCGGCCGTGTAATCGGTGTCGGACCACTGGTCTCCGTCGTACATGCCCGCATCGCGCCAGGACTCTCTGCGCCAGTCACGGGACGCCCAGTGCGACTCTGCGACCCAAAGCTGAAGGGTTTTGATATCCGGTTTCTGGAATGAGGAGCGTTTGTCAGGCATTACGCGGCCCTCCGGCGAAGTTGAAAGCGGCCGATATTGATACGCTGTGTGGCGGTGCGCTTAGGGGTGAAGCCCCGGACGTTGGTTTGGCTGGTAGTGAGTTTGAGCAGGAGATATTGCAGGGAATCATGGGGATGGGAGAAACGGTTTTTTTCGGGCTTGTCGCTGTACTCCCCGGTCGTGCCGACCTGCGGATAGCAGTAGCCGCCGAGGAACCCGTTGATGAGCCGGGTGCATGACGGGTCTATGAGTAAGCCGTCAATCCGCCCGAGGGCCTGCTCGACGGCCTGAGTCCGCGCAGTGAAATTTTGATCGCTCGACACCACATTGACGCCAGCGGCCTCCTGCATGAGCATAGCGTTGGAGGTGAACCCGCCCTCTTTTTTGCTGAACTTGTTGGCCCCTGCCGGGTCTCCCCAGTCCTGATATGTAGCGTTAGGGTAGGCCGTGTTGCATGTCATCACAACGTGTCGGGTAAAATCGACAATACCCATCTTGTCGGTTACAAACTCGCGCAGGATCTGCACCCTCCCCGCTGTGGGGACCTGGGCGACGACACACGCAGGGCAGTTGCCGGAGTTGTCCCAGCCTCGATACAGATCGCCAGACGACCACACGAGCGGGTCTTTGGCAACGTGCAGGTCGCGTCTGAAATTGTGATAGACCAGTTTCCCTCTCACGATGACGCCCGGCTTGCCCATGACGTACATGTCCGCCCAGTCGGGGTTATCAGCATAGTCGTTGAGGAGGTCGTCGTAATAGTGGGGACGGAGGTGCGCGTCGTTCTCCCGGGGGGGCTGCCAGAATCCGCGGTGGCTTGGTTTCGGGGTTCCTTCGGGGACTGGTCCCGGGGGAGGTGTTGCCCCCCAGTCAAAATCACGGTACGTAGACGACTCGATGTCAGGCGGGTTGGTCGTCTCGATGCCGAACCGGGCAGGGCTCTGCCGGGGATACCGCCCGATCCGGTTTTTAAGCATCATCTTGATCTCGTCTGCGACCTCAATGGACTCGTCGATCCAGTAGCCAGTGATCTCCAAGCTCTTGAACTTCTTGACATCTTCCGGCCTGTCGCATGACCTGAAGAGGATCTCGGCATCGAATCCATCGGGGTATTTGAGTGTCAAGGTCTTCCGCCCGGCCTCGTATCGGCCCCAGCCGAACCACTCAAACAGGGTTTTCTGCGTAGTGTCGATCAGCTCGGTGTACGTGTTGCGGACAATGACCCAGCGTGTTTGCGTGATCTGGTACTGGTCAAAGAGGAACTGAGGCAGGTAATAACAGACCTCCCATGTAGCTGCTGTCGTTTTCCCCGACCCGACGGCACCCACGATGCACCGGATCTGAGCCGGGTCCTCGTGGAACGACCTTAGCGTTGGCAGGGGATCGTATTCGCGGATAACCTCTTCTCGAGCGGCTGTTGCGCTGTCACTCATCGCTCACCCCTGCGCGGGACGGTTTACTGATCGCGGCCGGTTTCATAATTGTCACGGCACCGGAGTGCTCAACCGCGCGCCGGTCTTGCCAGCGTCCTGGGCGTCTGTTTTTCAAAAAAATAAATATGGACGCAGGGTCTGGAGGTATGGTTTTAGTGACGATCTTTGTCGTCACCATCTCGCCATCTCTCAGCTCCTGGGTAGTCTCATCGTATGAGTATCCGATGACCCTTTTTACGAGCGAGTTTTCGGCTCTTTCTGAGTTCCACTCGTCTTTGCCGCGTTGTAGGGCCTCCCGAAATTCTGGGTTAACCTTCTGCCATTCATAGAAATTCGAGACGTGGATGCCACAAAGTTTTGCGAGGTCTTCGTCGATTACCCCATACTTTGCGCAAAAATCCTCGACGAGCTTAGGATGCCTCTTGGAATCGTATTTCGATGGTCTTCCGACTGGGCGTTTTTTCTTTTGAGTTGCCATCATTCTGCCATCATCTATTCTCCGCGATATGGGTGGGGGCCTGTGGTGAGCAGGCCCCCTAGGGGAATGGGAATGAAGAGACGTGAGAAGGCTGGCCCGCTTTGTCGGGAATGTCAACGATGAGAGTGGCAGATATGATACATAGGAGCTATGTGCCAAAAAAAATCATTTTTTTTTATTTTGTGTGCATTTTTTTTGCGGATCACCTGATCTAACCATCCCCGCCCTCCCTGCTCACAACGGGGAGGGCCTTCTCGTCGCTCCGAACCTCCTCCGTCGTGAACATCTTGCCGCATACCTCGCAGCGCCGCCAGCGGAAATTGACCGTGTCATAGGCACGGGTATGCTCGACCCGGGTCTTATCGTGCAAACAGAATGGGCAGATCATTTCGCACCTCGCTTTATGGGCTGCACGTAACATCACCAAACCATACTAAACCCACACATTGTGACATTCATTTCCTGTTTCATTTCTTACCCCCTTCTTGCGCAAACAACGGCGTTAATTTCACCTGCAACCCCAGCCTCATAACCACATCGTCAACCGAGTACGCCATG